AACAAGTTGAATATAATCTTTTTTCAGGACTGAATCACCTCCTGCTTGAAGACCTACAATTTTAGAGTATGCGTAAGTATATCTTTCCTCAAAGGTCAGACTTTTAGTTAAAAATGCTTTAGATAAAGATTGTGTATCAAGATTTAAATTATATAAAGAAGTCCATTGAGATTCAATCAACCAATCTTGAATATATTGAGAATAATCCTCTATAGATAGTTCCAATAATGAATCTAATTGTTCATCTTCTAATTCAACACTTCTTAATGGTGCACCAAGTAAGTGTCTTAATCTTGTATATAACTGGGTTCTTTCTGGTTCGGCAATTATTGACATTTATACTTTGTTTTAATATAAATATCTTTTACTCGACAAATAATATTATCGTGTTAAATTATTAATCCTATTCATAATTTCTTCGACTAAATCACCACTATCTATATTATCACCCATTACAATTTTTATATTTTGTTTCTTGGTATTAACAATATCATATACAACACCTTCAATCGTGTTTTCAAAAATAGGATAGTAAACTAACACTGAATTTTTCTGACCTATACGATACGCTCTATCTTCAGCTTGACTCATGTCACCTGGCACGAAAGATAGGTCATTTATAATAACAGCTTCAGCTGCGGTTAGAGTTAATCCAACACCTGCCGCTTTCATATTTCCCACAAATACTTTAATTTTATCGTTTTCCTGAAATTGGTCAACTGCGTATTGTCTCTGTGGTTTTGTAGATGAACCATCAAGTTTTACAGAAATCTTACCAAAATGTTCATTTAATTTATTTAAAGTGTCTGTAAAGTTTGTAAATATAATGACTTTTTTACCTTGTTCTAAAATATTTTCAGCAAGTTCAATTGTTTGAGATATTTTTTCTTCTGCAATTACCTGTCTAACTTTCATTAGTTTAGAAAACTGAATTGTCAAAGAAGAATTTTCACCTGTATTTGTTCTATACCAATCATAATATTCACCCATTAAAGTTTCATATTCTTTGGATTTAAGACGTAAATAAACGGGTGTTATAATCTTTTCAGGTAAATCGAGTACTTCTTCTTTTAATCTTCTTAAAAATTGTTTTGACGTTCTATCTCTCAACTCTTCGAGATTTGAAGCACCATTAACAATCCACACCTTTCTTTTTCCTGCATTTATTTGATAACCTTGACAATAACGAATCGCGTATGCCATCCAGTTTTGAGCAACAGGACTTTCAATTATGTTCAATAAATTATAATAATTCATTGGTCTATTTGTCATTGGTGTTCCTGATAACAACCAAACTCTTTCAGCTCTCTTAGTAAAATGATTAACAAGTTTTGTTCTTTGAGCTTGACCATTTTGAACGTAGTGAGCTTCATCAATTATGATTAAATCAGGATTAAATTGATAAATTTGAGTGTTTTCTTTGTTCTTAATATCATAGAAATTTTTCAAAATATCATAATTAACTATAACAAAATCATGTTCTGTTGAAAAGTTTTTTCCTTCTGATATATAGACACTCCTATCTGTATAGTTTCTAATCTCCCTCTCCCAATTTATTTTAAGTGATGCAGGACATATAATTAATATTTTTTTACAACCTGTTTCAAGGGTAGCAATAATTGTACTGGTCGTTTTTCCCAAACCCATATCATCCGCCAAAATAAATCTTTTACTTCCCGCCAATCGTTCAATAGCAATTTTCTGGTGTTCTAAAGGAGGTCTATGACCATATTTAGAATAATCTACTTGAATATCTTTTATTGAGTGTGTCTTAATTAGTGCACCTTTTGGTAAATAAAAATCATGGATTGTCTCTCCTGAAAAGAACTTCCCCCAAATATGATAAGCTTTATCTCGTTCAACTAATAATTTTTCAACCCAAACTTCTTTTGGTATTTCGGTATACAATTTTTCATCAGCAATTTTTTTTGCGAAATATGGGTCAAGTTCAACCCATTTTTTTGCAACCTTTGGGTTTGTATTGAAAAAATTAATAATATAGTCTGATTGTGAACGAGTTGGGTAGAATTTTTTATTAGTTTCTTTAAGGTGTTTTAGTTTAAGTATATAGTTATTTGCTCCCTGATATGTATCAAGAATCTCCAACGATTTATGTTCGACTATATTTATTGTATGACCAGTTTGCAGACTATCCAAAATTAAACTATGGTTTTATATAAAAATAAGAAACTTTTTAATATTTATCAATATGAATGAAAAAATAGAAAAATTTCAATTGTATGGATTATATTGTCCTTTTTCTGATGATTTGAAATATGTTGGAATTACTAAAAATGGTTTATTACGTAGATTAAATAGTCATTTAAGAAAACCAACAAATTATTTAACAAAAAATTGGTTCAATGAACTTAAATTAAAGGGGGTTAAACCTATTATTAAATTAATAAAAGAATGTAAGGATTATAAAAGTTTATTGAAATGTGAAATAGACGAAATAAAAAGATGTAGAGATGAAAATATAAAAATTTTAAATTTAAGTGATGGTGGGGATATAAATCCAATGTATGGTAAAACACACTCTGAGGAATCTAGAAAAAAAATATCGGGTAGAAAAAAGGGTATAAAAATGAGTGAAGAACAAAGAAAAATACATAGTGATAGAATTAAGAATCTATGGAATAATGAAGAGTGGTCTGAAAAAATTAAAGAAAAGATGAGACAAAAAGTTGGTGAAAAAAATTCCAACTGGCGAGGTGGAAAATCTTTCATATATTGTAGTTGTGGTAAAAAAATTGGTTATGGTAGAACTTATTGTCAAAAATGCCTACCAAGAACCGGTGAAAATAATCCATTTTATGGTAAAAAACATAACCAAAATGTTTTAAATATATTATCAAAAAAAAATAAAAAATATGGTAAAGAAAACCATAATTTTAAATATGATATTAGTAAAGATGTATTATTTGATTTGTATATTAAAGAAAATAAAACAATAAAAGAAATTAGTGTTCAATTTAATTGTAGTATAAACACAATAAATAAAAAACTAAGACAATATAATATATATAAACCAAAATCCAATATTTATAATTTGAATGTTGATGCCGTACAAAATAATATTAAAAATGGTTTAAATTATGTTCAGATTGGTAATTTATATGGATGTAGTAATAAACATATTTATAAATTTGTAAAAAAACATAACATATATGTCAAAAAATAATTCAGTACCAATTACAAGACTTGGAAAATTCTTCTCTGAAGAAGATTTTTTTTTTTTAGAGACATCACTTGGAACAGAGTGGTTGGAAGGTGATATGAACTTCACATTAGTATTATATCGTGTTGATAGAGTTAAAACTAAAACAGATAATATATACGGTGAAACAGTCCAAGATGGTGTTAAATTCTTAGCTCCTGTAGAATTTAAAGGATTTGTTCAAATCTTAGCTCCTGAAAATAAAATGATGGGTAACTCCCGAATAGACCAAATGGAACCGGGTAATCTTAGAGTTTCCGTATATCAAAGACAGTTAGATGAATTGGAAATAGATATTAATTTTGGGGATTATATTGGATATTATGAAACTGAAGATAGAATTAGATACTACACGGTAGTTAATGATGGTAGGGTTGTATCTGACAATAAACACACATATGCCGGTTATAAACCATTTTATAGAACCATAATGGCATCTGCGATTATGGAAAACGAATTTAGAGGATTATGAAAATTTTGTTAACAGAACGTCAATTTAAAAATTTATTTGAACAAGAGGTGAATAATGAGTTTATTGGCTCAAGAGTTATGGTTTATTATAATTTACATAAACATACTTTTTCCGTTAAACTAAATGATAGAGTTATTTTACATGTTGATTATGTTAAATTAGGTAATGTTGAATTTAGAGTCAGACAAGGTGGGAAAGAAAAGGTTAGAAGTGAAAAACAAAAAAATGTGCACGCTTTTGTAATCGGTGATTTATTAGATTATTGTGAATTTCCTTGTGAAAACATACCAAACGAACCAACTGATAAGGTTGTGACATATAATCCGTACAAATATGATAGTTTTGTCTATAAAGACTCTGAAGAACCGATATATAACGCTAAAGAGGTTGATATGATTAATCTTAAAAATAAACTATTTGTAATTAATGAAGTTAAAAAATGATTAATATTGTATTGACAGATAGTCAGTATTTCAATATAATTCTTTCAGAATCAAATAATGAAATGACTGATGAAAAAAAAATAAAATTTGACGAATTCACTATTTTTACTTATACTACCATAGGTTTATTCGAAAGAGGGACAACTAAATTATATTATTTTAATAATGTTGTTCCAATATCTGATGAAGATATTGGTAAAGATAAAGTTAAAATAATTGGAGTATTAGGGGATTTTACTTTTGATAGAATTGATTTGAAATATGATGAAAACAAATCTTCAATAAGAGTTAATAAAAATATTTTTGACAAACATTATCCCGATTTTATGGTGGTTAGACAATCTGAAAAAGTAGGTATTACACCTCAAAACATTAGAAAAGCATTAGAGAAAGCGTTTCCCTCTAATTGGAAACCTGAAGATGAAATATTCAGTGCTGGATTACGAGGAATATATACTATTGGTAGTAAACTTGGTGATGATGTTGAGGATTGGTCTATTATGAATTATTTTGACACCAAAGAAGAAATTCAGAATATTTTATATTTGAGATATCGAGAGGATGAAACAAACGAAGATGTTGTTAATTGGTTATCAAATTTATTAAGAACTGATAAGGAGTTTGCAAAAATTTTAGTGGATAGACAATGGCAATCAATTAAAAGTGGTTTAGATTTAGAAAGAGAGGCGGTTAAATTTTTCTTTAAAAAAGTTAATCCTAAAAATGTGACATTTTATCCTCATGGTTCTAAAATGGATAGATGGTATGGAGTTGATGTTACCATAGGTGATAAAAATTTCCAAATAAAACCTCTATCTTCATATTGGTCAAATGAAAATGGATATGATATATCGACCTATGGAATGAGAGATTATAAAGATAAAAAATTGGTTGATTTTCTTGTTTTTGCAAATAGTGAAACTGTCTTAATATTTAAAAATAAAGATTATAATGTTTCCTCAAGAAATCGTGTTTCTTTCAAGGAAAAACCTGTAAGAGTAATTAAATAAGAAAATGCCACTACCTAAGAAAATAAAAAAAAATATTCCGTTAACACAGGAAAAAACCTTGTTATCTAGAAGATATGAACTACTTGAGAAAATAAATAAAGATGGTACATATCTTCCAAAATCTTTATTACACGCTGATTTAGATAGAGGATTTTTAGATTTTGTTAAAGATACTTTAAAAACAACAGTTGAGGGTAAAGTTATTCCCACTATTGATATTATAATAACAACACAAAATTGGTCACAGTTTACTGAAACTTGGAATTTTCAAAATTTAGATAAAAATGCAGAACCACCGTTTATTACCGTGGTTAGAATTCCTGAAGTAAAATTTGGAACTAATCCTGC